GCTTTGCGCAACAGGCTGCGCAGCACGGGATTGATATTCAGATTGGCAGCATTTGTGGCTGTTCTGTTGTCTCCCGTGCTCGCAACTTGCTAGCGCAAGACTTGCTGGAGTCGAACTGCGACTACCTTATGTTTATCGACTCGGACATTAACTTCGAGGCAGACGATATTTTCCGCCTTATGGCGTGGGGCACAGACCCCAAGAAGGGCATTGTTGCTGGCGTGCCGCGCACCCGCAGCGAAACCAAAACTTACATCGCTACGCTCGATTACGACGATAATGGCGAACTCACCATGAACGGTATGGGCCTTGTACGTGCGAAGCGCGTGGCAACTGCCTTTATGCTGGTGCGTCGTGAAGTCTTTGAACAGATGGAAGCCGCCCATCCGGAGTGGAAATACTATGACACACGCACGGATCGTATGCTCACTGCGATGTTTGATTTCGAAGTTACGTCGGAAGGTTACATGGGGGAAGACTTCCTCTTCTGTGACCGTGCACGTGAACTCGGTTTCGACGTCTGGATCGACCCATCAATCTCGTTAGGTCATATGGGCGTACAGGAATATACCGGTAACTACGGTCAAGACATCCTATATCCGATGGTTGTCCCCCAGCAGAAAGTAGCTTGATATGGCGCGCAAAAAAGTAAAGCGGTATGCTGATGGCGGCGGGATAGAAGCCGAGGAAATTGTCGTCCAAGGTAGACGCCCTACTGCTAATGCGGAATTTTCCAGCTTCGACCTAAGCCGTGTAGGCGGCGATATAGGTGGTGGTATGCGTGGCGGCATGGGTGATGGTATGGGTGGCAGCATGGGCGTTGCCGCACCTCGTTCTTTACCCGCATCGACCCGTTCTACAGGTCCTCGACTAACTCCTACGGCTATCAGTCAGCCTCGGTCTACTTTGGGTAGGCTCACCGGCACCGCTGCACCGAAAGGGTATGGCGTTAATTTAAAAATGCCTTTCAAAAAGGGCGGCGAGGTCAAAAAGATGGCCAAGGGCGGATCAACTGCCTCCAAGCGCGCTGATGGCATCGCTACTAAAGGTAAAACGAAAGGACGAATGGTATAATGGCTAAACTCGACAAAATCCTAGGGTCAATTTCTCCCGCCTACGGACTTATCAGCGGTCAGGGTGCCTTTGGCAAACTTCGTAACATAAGCCCAGCTTTGATGGCTATTGACGATACGGAGAAGAAGAAGAAAAAGCGCGCCGACGGCACAACGACCACTACGGAAGAAGCGGTTGAAGAAACCGGCATGATGCGCAAGGGCGGCAAGGTCAAGAAGATGGCCTCTGGCGGCTCCGCTTCCAAGCGTGCTGACGGTATTGCTACCAAGGGCAAGACTCGCGGAAAGATGTGCTAAATGGCTAAGACTCCTGCTTGGACACGCAAGGCTGGGAAAAATCCCGAAGGCGGATTAAACGCCAAAGGCCGTGCGTCTGCAAAAAAGCAGGGGATGAACCTAAAACCACCAGTCTCAGCCAAGCAAGCTGCGAAGTCGCCTAAGTCTGCGGCACGTCGTAAGTCATTTTGTGCTCGGATGTCGGGGATGCCGGGAGCGATGAAGGACGAGAAAGGTCGTCCAACGCGTAAAGCGTTATCGCTGCGTAAGTGGGATTGCTGACATGGAGATGATGATATGGAACATCGCACTAAGCGCAACGGTGGCGATTATGGGCTTCTTGTTTAAAGGCAAGATTGACGAGTTGGACCGTCTTGGTATCCTGCTCAATAAGACCCGCGAAGAAGTCGCCCGCGAGCATGTCACTCGCGCTGAAGTTAACATAATGGTTGATAGACTTGGCGACCGGTTTGATAAGGCGTTCCAGCGCCTTGAGGCCAAGGTTGATGAGATGAGGAAAGGTTAAAAGGGGTACGTTATGAAACAAGATAGAGACACTAAAATAGGTGAGCGCGCAAAGGCTATCGTTAAGGCGAAGGCTTCAATGGAAGCTCTTAGAAAAGCACAGGCAGCGCCAAAGCGCCCTATGCCAAAAGAGCCGACCACAGGCGGTTCGGACACAGTGCCGATGACCTCAGATCGTGCAGATTTTCTTAAGGAAATGGCGAAGCGCAATGCTGCGCCGGGTATGAAAAAAGGCGGTAAAGCTAAGGCCAACCCCTTTGGGGCGACTAAGTTTGGTTCTGCGATGATGAAGAAGTCGGCAGACACAAAGGGTCGTGCAATGGTAAAGAAGGCCGGTGGCGGTAAATGCTACGCTTCAGGCGGCAAGGTAAAGAAGATGGCCTTTGGTGGTATGTCCATCCCGTCGGGAGCTACACGTACTCTAAAGAAAATTGTTAATCCGCGGACTCCGTCTGTAATAGGCCCCTCTGCTAACAAAGCTAACGCCATAGCGAATAGCGATAAGTTGCAGCAGGGAGCCGCCGCAAAAGCGGCACAGGCAAGCTCCACTGCTTCTGCTCCAGCACAGGCACCGACAAATATCGGACGGCTCAATATGGGGCACGCGAAAGGCGGTAAGGTAAAGAAAATGGCTATAGGTGGTATACCCGCTGGCGCATCCACTACGGTACTCCGACCGCCCATCATGAGCGGTAGTCCGAACGCTCCTACAATGCAGCCGGTTACTAGCGGCGCTCGCGTAGCTAATACCCGCACTGCAGCGGTCAGCAGGCGCGCCGAAGGCGGCACTGCAAAGGTAGCAAAAAGCGGTAAGGCAACTAAGTTCGGTAAGGCTCTCGTCAAGAAGTCTGCCGACACAATGGGTCGTGCAATGGTCAAGAAGGCCGGTGGCGGTAAGTGCTACGCTTCAGGTGGCTCAGTCTCCTCTGCCTCTAAGCGTGCCGATGGTTGCGCTGTAAAGGGTAAGACCCGTTGCAAAGGGGCACGTAAGTAATGCGTCCGTCTCGGGGTATGGGCGATATGAAAGCGTCTAAAATGCCGGGGGCGAAGACAATTCGTCGCAAGGATAATCCTGATGAGGTGACTGTTTACGCCAAAGGTGGTAAGGTCGGCTTGTACGACAACATCAACGCGAAGCGTAAACGCATTGCTGCGGGGTCTGGCGAAAAGATGCGGAAGGTAGGGGCTAAAGGCGCTCCTACCAAGGAGGCTTTTGTTAAGTCTGCAAAAACCGCAAAGATGGCTAAAGGCGGTAAGTTTATCCAAGAGGCGATCAAGAAGCCCGGTGCATTGCACGAGCAGATGGGTATCCCTAAGGGTAAGAAAATCCCAGCCAAGGCTCTTGCTAAAGCGGCGAAAGCGCCCGGTAAACTAGGCCAGCGTGCACGGTTTGCTCAGGTGCTGAAGGGCTTTAAGAAAGGTAAGTAAGTGACGACATCCGGCACCACATCGTTCAATCTTGACCTGAATGAACTGTTCGAAGAAGCCTTTGAACGGTGCGGTGCGGAACTGCGCACGGGCTACGACTTCCGCACGGCGCGGCGTAGCCTCAACTTGCTTACCATTGAGTGGGCAAATAGGGGTATTAACCTCTGGACGCTTGAGCAGGGCGCTATCGAAATGGTGCAGGGGCAGATTACGTATCCGCTTCCCGTTGATACCATTGACCTGTTTGACCACGTTATCCGCACTCAGACGGGCCAAGCGCAAACGGACATCAACATTAACCGCATCAGCGCGGATACATACCTCACGATCCCGAACAAGAACGCTCAAGGTCGTCCTATTCAGGTGTGGATCAACCGTCAGTCAGGTGCAACCTATCCGGTGGGTGGGCAGCCTGCGGGTACTAATCCAATCACAGGTGTCGATCACCCGTCAATTAACGTGTGGCCCGCTCCGGATCAGAATAACTATTACACGTTCGTATATTTCCGCCTTCGTCGCCTCCAAGACGCAGGTTCGGGTACGACGACGCAGGACATTCCGTTCCGTATGCTACCGCCGCTTGTGGCCGGTTTGGCGTACTATATGTCGCTCAAAATCCCCGGGGCACTGGAGCGTTCGCCAATGCTCAAAGCCATGTATGATGAGTCATGGCAGGAAGCTGCCGACGAAGACCGTGAAAAAGCACCGCTGCGTCTCGCGCCGCGTCAGATGTTCTACTAAGGAGATAACGTGCCTAATCGGTTTGCCTCTGGTAAATACGCGATTTCGCAGTGTGACCGCTGCGGCTTTCGCTATAAGCTGAAGGAACTGAAGTCGCTCGTCATTAAGACGAAGAACATAAATATTTTAGTCTGCCCCACTTGCTGGGAACCAGATCAGCCGCAGCTTCAACTTGGCATGTATCCGGTGGACGATCCACAGGCTATTCGCAATCCACGCCCCGATACAACCT